CCGGACTGGATGCTCGACTGTTTGGTTTTGGGTCAAAGTCATCCATCAGTTTAATTAAATCTCGTCTCGTAGACGGGGGTTGTGACCCTGTGCAAGATAGAGATTGGGTGGGCCAGGAAAGGCCCGGGGTTCGATAATAGCGCTCAACCCGTGAAGGACACTGGTGATGAACTTAGCCGACTTGTGTGCCTGCTGCATACCTGAGATTAGGCGAGCGGGGTCTCCCTTGAGACCTTGGCGGCGAGGCTTGGTAGGCTTAGTATCCAATGCATTAACGGATCGCGCTGTTTCCTATTTGATAGGACCCCGGACCTTACCAGAAAGAGCGCCGTAGGTTGTGTCTGAACCCTGGACTTTGGTCTTCTGATCCTTGGTGGTTTGTTGATGGGAGGTCTTCAAATGCCTGTCCTCCAGGTCAAGTCGACATTCAACAGCGTGAATGATGGTTATGTCGACGATGGGAGGAGTGTCATAAGTTGCAGCCCAGTCGACCTCATGAAAAGTCAGAAGAAGACCACCGAAAGGGTCTTCTGGGGACCAATGAAACTGGTCGACGGCCGCAGTGAATTTCTCCACATTGTGTGGGGCCAGCAGGGGGGCGTAGAAATCCCTAGAGGCGCCATGCTGGATGTCCAGCCGGGGCACACGTGCGTTGGTGGCATGACTCTCTTTCATGCCGGGCAGGTTAAACGCTGCACCAGGGCATGAATGAGCCATGTACCCACGAGCGGTGGGACCGGCGGTAACCCGAACACGCATAAGAGCGCCTAAGGGCCTCCCCTCGCCACTAACCATGGCGTTGGGGTGGCCGAGCGGCCTCAGCAGCTCTGGAGACGCCGTTGGGGGCATCATAAATTGAGATGGGGCCGGGCGGAAAGCCTGGGGTGTTGAAAAGAGGGTGTTGCATTGTGCTGTCCACCCAGTTGGGGAAAGAGGATTCTTCCTCAGACACAGTACCTCCCTCACCAGAGCGCCAATTCCCCTGCCACTGATCAATCACACTAGAGCCAATAATAACACCGGCAGTGATACTATTGGATGGATGTAAAAGGATGCTGGGCTGGAAATTCCCGGCCTCTAGTTTGAGGCGCGCCCGGAAGGTAAAGACCTCCACCCTAGTGGGGACCGGGGCGGGAAGGCCACGGCAAATGTGAGTCAGGTGTTGCTGAAACTCTGACTCGACAGGATTCCGTGAGCGTGACTCAATTAAGGTCCTGGGCTCTCTGACGGAGTTCATTTGCCGATTTGATCGCGCGTTGGATCCTCCTGCGCTGAAAGCTGGTGCGGTCCTTTGGCGGTTGTTGCTTCGGCGGTCTCGTTGAGACTGTTCCTTCCTCCTGATGCGCTCGGCATTGGATAAGGTGCCACCTTTGGCGGTGGGCTTGCGCCATGCGCCGGAGTATTGTCTCCCTGGTCCTGCCATGACAGTAACGAAGGAAAACGTTCAGGTGATTAACCAGGGACTGACCGAGTATAGTTAAAATCTCACGAGCAATGTCAGGTGCCACCATGGACTACCTGACGTGTTTAGGCCACCACCCTACCACATGAAAAGAACCATGCATGAACTGTACATGCACGATTGTAAATAAACCTGCGCATTTGAGAGTTTTGGAATTTTAGATGCAGGTCATCCCCTAAGGGGGGCTATACAGCAAAATCTATACAAAAGTTTTACCTGCTCAGTAGGTAGCTATGGCGAACGGGTCCGCCTCTGGCAGGTGCCAGGAGAAGACGTCATACAACTTCTGGTAGAAAGCTGACGCGTATGTGTTGTGCCGTAAGGCAAAGCGCTGCCCTGAGGCAGTCTCTTCTCCTGGGTAGACAAGAGTCCCATCCAGTTTCAGATTCTTAAGGATGAGTCCATTGAACAACTTGTCTACGTTGTTGTAGATGGCAGTCCATTTACCATCCTGCTTGACGAACTTGTGCGAAGTAAACTCGATTGGCATCCCCTGGGGGACAACTTCGACTTCCGGGGCGATGATGCCAAGATTCTCCAAATCCTGCATGTCCATCTCACCAGCGGCGACCAGATCGTCTGAACATGCCATGGTAGCCACGGCACCAGCACAAAACGCATAGGTCGTGCGAAGGAAGGAGTTGATGTCGCCGGTGGAAAGGATTCCACTTGACAGAATGCCAAAGTGGAGAATCTCCACCAGCTCACTTCCAATGGCAACCACATGCGCGGAAAGCACTGCAGCTTGTGTTAAAAGCAAGTTATCATACAGTTGCTTCTCCTGGATGCTGGAACTCTTCGTTGTGGCCATGCGCCTATAGGCGTCAAGATAAAACCCGTCGCGGCGGACGGAGAAGTCCCAACCACTGGCATCCGAGGTCGTGACTGGCTTGCCAGTCTTGTAGAGCTCGTCAATGATCTCGCCGAGGCGGTCAATGCCCTCGTCGTGATGGCCCATTCCAAGGACCTGGTGAGTCATTCTCCCAGCCTCAAATGCTTCGAGGCTCTTCTTGTTGGTTCGAACGTGGAGAGTATACAACACCAGGGTGTCCAAGAGGGATGGATTCCAAATAAGCCTCCAGCGCAATGAAGCCTGTTTCTTGGGCTTATGTACCTCCATCTTGATGAACAATTCCTCGGGGTCTTTACAGCCAGACTTCACGAGAAGGTAGGGGGACATCCTTCCAATCATGTTGGGTCCCAGCACAGTGTGGATGAGCATGCGAGCTCGTATCCACTCTTCAATCCTGGCGCGGTTGGAACCTGCTGACCAGGCCTCCTTGGTCCCAGGGACCACACGAGAAGACCAGCCTGAGGATTTGCTCAAGTCGAGAGCATCAAAAGCGTCATCGATCCGACTGTGCAATTTGTCTAAATCGCCGGTTATATCAGCGGTGTCGTACCTTGATATGATGCGTGACCAATGTTCTTCAATTGATGCTGCCACCCGTGAGTAGCACTTGAAACCCCCCTTGCCAAGGCGTTTTAGCTGCGAGACGAGTGAGTCTTTGACAGCCTGATTGCTGGTAGGGGGGAGAGCGGAATCCCAGCTTATGGGTGCATGAAGCAAAGCCTCAATTAGCTTGGGGTCTTGAGTCTCTGCCAACTCGCGGCGGAATTCCACCTCAAGGCGTTCGAGACTGGCCCGGATCTGTTGATCAAGGCGTTGGGGCTGTGTGGTAGTCCCCCCCTTGAAAGAGGGTGATATCTCTGCGACCACGCGGGCCATAGGATCACCGTCCTTCGAAACGGCCTCTTTGCCATCCTTGGTGATGAGAGGCCTGGGATCGACATCCTTCTTGTCTGCGGTGGTGTCCACCATCTTCCAATAGTCTTGCAGGAGTGGATGGTCTCGAAGATCAGAGTAGCTCACCGATGTTTCAAGGTGGGACGCTACGGTGGACATCGGAACCTTTCCAAGCATGACGTCTCGGACAAGTGTGATGGGGTCAGGGCCGCAGTGTTGTTCGTAATCGCGTTCAGTCAGAGCACGGAGCTCCGCTTCATTTTCTATCACAGTGCGCGAACACGAATAATTGGCATGGTCGAAACCCAGTTGCTTCTTCGCAAAATCATCGCGCTCTCTCTGGTCTGGAGACGGCAAGGACTGACAAGACACTTGGTCTTTCAGCTCTCTGAAAGAGACTGCGTCCGGAGAAGGTTTAGCGCTGGGGGCAACGCTGAGAACTCCGGGAGGATCTGTTGAAGGAAGCTCGGGGGGGGGAGAAGGGGTGGGGGGAGGTTCGAGGGACTCTGTGGAAGGGGGTTCAGATCCTGCGTGGCTCTCCTCCGAAATTGTTGGAAGGTATTCCGCTTGTTTCTTGAAGCGGAGGAAGAGGTCAGGGGTGATATTAGAACCCAAGAGTAGGTCCCGAATGGACTCATCGCTGAAATCAGCCCATTTGCTACCCGAGGGCATTGTGGGGCGGATTCCGGTCGACGCCTGGAATCTCTCTATGTTGTCACCGTGTGTTCCGATGACAATGTTGTGCTCCATGTCGCTGCG